GTTTTGATAAAGAAACAGAATTTCAATTAAGGAAAATCTTTCAATTAAATGGAGAAGAGGTATTTTACCAAACTTTAAACAAAATAAACAAAATAGAACCTAAAATAAAAAAAGAACTTACAAAACTGTTTAAAACGGCCGTAAATAACGAATTAAACGAATATGAAAACTTATATAAGTACAGAAATAAAACGCTTAAAATCTCATTGTCGCAAGAGCAAATTTATAAAAGTGGCATAAAAAACACAATAAACGAATTAAAACTAACAAATAAGAAAATTGCATACGAAAGTGAGAATTTATATAACAATTTAATTAAAAAAGCATATATTGAAACAATAACTGGAGCATTTACATATCAAGAGGCAGTACAAAGAGCATATGAACAAGTTAAAAAAGATGGATTAACAATAACTTCTGAAAATGGTAGAAAATATCAAGTTGACAATGTAATAAGATTGAATGTATTTAGTCAAATAAGAGATACAACAAACGAAATAAATCAAGACATTGAAAAAGAATTAGGATGCGATGGTAAAGAAGTTACAGCACATATTGGAGCAAGACCAAGTCACGCTGAATTTCAAGGGAAACAGTTTGCATTAAATAAAGAAGGTGCAGAAAAATTTAATGTAACATTATGGAGCGAAGTTGAAAGTTTGTGGCAAGAATATTATTGCAGACATACTCATTTTGGCATAATCTTAGGATTAGAAACACCTGTATATAATAAAGCAGAGTTGAAAGAAATAGAAAATGCAAAAGTAGTATATAAAAATAAGACAATACCATATTATGAGGCAACACAATTACAAAGAAGAAAAGAGCTTGAAATAAGAAGTTTGAAAAGAGTAAGTGAGTTAAATAAAAATTTAGAAAAAGATAATACTAATACAAAGTTTAAATTAAAAGAAAAAATAAGTAATTATAATAATTTTTGTAAAGAATTAGGATTAACTGTTTACAAAGGGAGATTAACAATATGAGAGAAACAAAAGCAAACATGATAAAGTAATTCGTGTGACATAGCAACGATAAGACTAGTGATAATTTCAAAACTAACGAGGACACTACCTCGTAAAAAAGTGTAAGAGGAGGAATTAAAATGGAAAGAAAATTTTTAGAAGGTATTAAAATTGGGGAAGAAACACTTAGCAAAGAGATAATTGATAGTATTATGGCAGAACATGGCAAAGCATTTAAAGAAAAAGATGAAAAGATACAAAACTTAACAACTGAAAAAGATGGTTTATCTAGTCAATTACAAGAATTGAATGTACAGGTTAAAAAGTTCTCTGAACTCGACACAAACGAACTACAAAACACAATCAAAACATTAAATGAGAAGTATGAGAATGATACTAAAGCACTATCAAGCAAATTAAGTAAACAAAATTATGAATTCAAAATCAAAGAAATTACAAACGGTATTAAGTTTTCTAGCGAAAGTGCTAAAAAAGCATTCATACAAGATTTAAAAGAAAAAGACTTAAAGTTAGAAGAAAATAAAATTTTAGGGTTTGACGATTTTTTAAATTCATATAAAGAAACTGACCCGAACGCTTTCCAAAAAGAACAGGAAATTGAAAACACTGCTATTTACGCAACTGGAGAAACAGATACAAACACTAAAGTAGCAGAAGAAGACGCATTTATTAACAAAATCATGGGATTAAAATAAAAATAGGAGGAATTTAAAATGGCAAATTCAATAACAAAATTTAAAAAATACATAGACAAATTAGACGAAGTTTACAAAATGGCAAGTTTAACAGCAGATTTAGAAAGTGATGCAACATTAGTTAAAGATGGTTCAAACACAAATGAAATAGTAATACCAAAAATGACAATGGACGGTTTAGCAGATTATTCAAGAAATACAGGTTATGTTACAGGTTCTGTAACATTAACTTACGAAACAGTAACTTTCAATTATGACAGAGGAAGAAAATTCAATATTGACGCAATGGATAACGAAGAAACAGCAGGAGTTGCATTCGGTAAATTAGCTTCTGAATTTGTAAGAACAAAAACAACACCAGAGCAAGACGCATTTAGATTTGCAAAATACGCTCAAACAAGTTCAATTGGAACTGCAGAAGCAGAAATAACTGATGCAAGTGCCTTAATGACTGCCATAATAACTGCAGAAACAGCAATGGACGAGGCAGAAGTTTTACCTGAAAACAGATTTTTATACATAACACCAACAAAAAAGAATTTAATTTTAGCTTTGGATACAACAAAATCAAAAGAAGTTTTAGAAGATTTTGCGAAAGTTGTAGCAGTACCACAATCAAGATTTTATACAAAAATTAAACTTCTAAGTGGTGGTAATGGCGAAGAAGCTGGACATTATACTAAAGCATCTGACGGAAAAGACATAAACTTTATGATAATACAAAAAGACGCAGTTATGCAATATACTAAACATAAAGTATCAAAAATAATCACACCTGAAATAAACCAAACTGACTTAGATGGATATATTTTCTTCTTTAGAGCTTATGGATTAACAGATGTATACGAAAACAGAGTAAAAGGAATTTATGTTCACACAAAACCAGTTACATCATTATAATTAGAAAAGAGGTTATATAATGAATAATATATATATATATTATAAAGAAAAATATAGTGGAGCATTAGAATATAACCTTTTTTCTCCACTATTAGAAAAATCACTTATGAAATTAAATCAAGCAACTAATCAAATAATAGACTTAGACACGATTGAAACATTGACTGGATTTGAAAAAGACAAAGTTTATTATGTTATATGTGAAATATTAGAAAAAATAAATAATAGTCAAAATGACGAATATCAATCTTTGAATTTGGACGGCATATCTTATACTAAAAAAACCACTGAGCAATTAAATAAAGAGTACAAAGAGTTATATTCAATATTGCCTCAAGCTTGGACTAGATACATATAATGGAGTTTACAAAAGAAATAACTGCTTACAGTGGTAGTAGGTATAGTAAATATAAATTTAATGCAACAATAAGAAAAAAAAGAAAACTAGTCAGAGATGATAACGGATTTGAAGAAGTAGATTATTTATTAATTAGAATATTTGATTTAAAAGCAAAATCATTAAAAATTGGAGATATAATTGTAATAGGCAATTCAAACGAAGTCGTAACAACAAATCCTATAACAACTTTAAGTAAAAAATTTGGGAAGGATAATGTGGTTAAAATTAAAACTGTAACTGAAAACATTTATAACACAAAATTAGATCACATTAAATTAGAATGCTTATAATGAGTGATTTATCAATAAAATTTCCTCTTAATAGTTCAAAAAATGGAGTATCACTAACTTTTTACAAAAATGCTGTAAAAAAACTTGAAAACCATTTAAACAAAATGCAAAAATTTCAAGATAAAAAAGTATCAGAATATTTGATGGCTTATGTTTCATTTAGAGATAGTAATCAGTCGAAATCGATAAAACAATCAACAGTAGTAGGTTCAGGCTATGTAATAATTAATGTTAAATATGCAAGTTATCAAGCATATAGTAACAGAATTAAGAAAAAAGTTGGAAAAAGAGGAACAAAACCATTCGAAAGAATGGTGCAAGAGAATAAAACAACCATTATGAATGATTTACAAAAAATTGCGGGGGAGTTGTAAGATGGACGATATAATTAAGAATTGGTTATTAACATATAATCCAATAAAGGAAATTGCAAGATTTAACATTGAAGATTTAGTTGAAGATACTGATAGTTTAGCACTGCAAAGAGATGGTGTTGAAGATTTAGCAGGAAAATACGTAAGTGAAAAAGGAAAAAGAAAAAGATATCAATATATGTTGTTGTTAAAATCTGAAAGTGAGAATGATATAGCAAAATTATTCAATTATGATTGGCTAGACGATTTAACTGAATGGTTAGACAATAAGAATATAAGTCAAGATTTTCCTGAAATAGAAAATGGAATTAAAATAACAAAGGTAGATTGTGCGAATGCCATAACATTTGATAAAAATGGAGACGGAAGTATAGCAATATATAGTTTGCAAATATTCGTAGAAATCTACAAAGAGAATTCGGCAGAAATGCCTAGTTTATAAAAAAGGAGGATTAAAATGGACGTAAAAGCATACGACGAATTACATTATTTTGATATTGGAACAATTACATTAGGTGGAGTTATCACACAATTAGACGAAAACTCAAATCCAATCGAAAGCGAAAAACAATATATACAAAACAAATCAAAGACAACTAAAATAACAGGATTTGCGAATGAATTTCCTATAACACAAGATTTAGTTAGTACTGATGAAGTTTCTAAATATTTTTATGAATTATTTAGAAATAGAAAAACAGGAGATGATTTATTATTAGACCATTTCATTGTAGAATTATGGAATGAGGTAACACCTGGAGTATATAAAGCAAGAAAAATAAATCAATCAGTAAATATTTCAAGCAAAACTGGTGCTCCAGGAGAGCAATTAACTTTCGCTGGAAGTTTAAAAGGTGGAGAATTTGTTGATGGAACATTTAATGTAGCAACTAAAACATTTACAGAAACACCAGCAAGTTTATAAAATTTAATTGAAAGAGGGAATAAAAATGGGATTAAAAATTAGTGATGTAAATAAGAAATTAGATATATTTGGAATTGAATTTGATATGAATTTCGATGAAAGTCATGTTGAAAGACTGAAAAAAATTGATGTAACTAAAATAGATAATGAAATTGTTGGAATTTATGAAATAGTAAATATAATATTAGCAGACAAAAATGCAATAGAAAAAATAAAAACAGTTTATGAAAAAGAAAGTGGAAAATTATTTAGCGGTCATGTTTTAATAAAAATTCTAGCTTATATAATGCAAGAATATGTGAATGAAGTTGAAAATTGCAAAGTTCCTGATGTTACAAAAAAAAGGAGATAATCAATGTTTGATAAATTGCCTCTTTCAATTAAAGTAAATAACATAGATTATAAAATTAATACAGATTTTAGATATTATATAAAATTCGAGGAAATCATAAAAAGGGGAGCAGATAAACAAGAAATACTTAATTTTATGTTTAGTGTTTGCCCTTTTTTTGATAAAATAATAGAATTAAACTTAGTAGAA